CCATCGTTGAGCTCATACTCCCACGTACCTATAAAGGATTTCGGGTCCCACTTATCACTTGCACCGCAGTGCGCCAGGTCTATAACTTTACAAATGTACCGTGTCCATACATCTGTTTTAGCCTTAGTTATTATGGCTGTAGTTCGGATTTTACTCAAAGGAATGTCACAGGTACCGCTACCCGTTCACCCTATTATTGCATGACCACCGTCCACTTAGGTGTATAACTACAGAATTCTCTTTCTTTGTGTTTGACTGCTGGGTCCACCTCCAGATTTTTATTTATTTTATATTAATTTTAATTCCGAAGAATGCGTGACTCTGAATCCGCCTTCATGTTTTTATTAATTTTATTTTAATGTTACAAATAATGTTGTAAGACATGGCCTTTTATTGACATAACTTAAAGGTTGCCGGTCAATTCCTTTAAGTGAACAAGTTTACTTGTTTATTATACTATCTAATTGTATAATGGTGAAGTCTATACTTAAACTTCCAGTATGTGCTGTGACAGGATTTGACAAAACAACGGTGTTTGCTGTTGCTTTGAAAATGTGTGAATATGCGAATGTAGCTCCTACTGCTCCTGTTACTGAAAATGAAGCTGAAACTGCATCGTTATAAAACAATACAGAAGTAGCCCCAGAAGTTAAGGGATTCGCAACTGTCCATGCACCTGATGTGTCACTGACGTAGGTGTAATCTATCTTATATACAGCACCTATCTCTAAGCTAGTGAATGTCATTTGTGTGTATGGTCCCACGGTTGGCACTGATGGTGCCAATATTGTTCCTGCACTGTATCTAAGGTTTTCTGCAAACCACCCTTCTGATACATCTGTCAAATAACTTGCACGATACTGTCCCTGTCCTTCACCTGCATCTTTTGTTATGTGGAATTTGATACGATAATGAACCCATAGTTCCCCCACGGTTACACTTGCTGCCTGCATACCTTGTGTAGCCATAACAAAATTTCCTGCGTTGTACAGTTTAGGATCGCTACCAACTGGTGGTACACCTACATACAATTTACTTGAAAATGTAGGTATTCTGGATTTATCACATTCTACACCACATACAAAATTCTGAGAAGTGCGACAATCTACTGTGTCGTCGTATTGTAACATTTGTTGTTTTGATGTGAATGGTGCGTCCAATGTATCATAAACGAAAGTTCCTATAGCGCTACCAATTGCTGTGTTGGTGGACGCTACGGACTCACCACTTGTTGATACGTAGCGAAAAATCAAACCCTCAATTTCATAAGTTTCGAACGATGTTGCCATGTTTGATAACCATGGAAATGTAATTGGGTTTGCTGGGTTTACTGTGAAGCTTTGGGATTTAAATGCTCCAATTGTGCTTGATGATGTTATATCACTAATAAATTCTGCATGTTCCATTATAAAGGTACTGCGATCATTCATCTTAACTGCGCGGTTGTCACCTCCTCTAATGAGTGAATTTGCTTTTATAGTGAGTGATCCATCATTGCACGTGTAGTCACCAGTTCCCATGAACTTGGTGAACAACGTGGTACCGAGCTTTTGTAGCCCGTCACCTATCTGTGCGCCGATCCCCATTGGTCTATCGACGTATACCACCTTGGTGCGTTTTTGTTTTGTTTTATTGTTTTTATTGTTTTTGCGGTTATTTTTATTCTTGTTCTTAGCCATTGTATTGGATCCATGATGGCTTCACGGACTGTACATCCACACAGCCTTATTTGATATCTAGTTATGATAACTCTGCTTGTCGATGACGACATAATATTTACAAGGTGTCACCGTGCAGTCTCTTGGCATTCTTTTTAGCACTAAAATAATAGTTTTGGGACATTTAACTGTGTGAACCCAATTGGCCGTGAGGTGGCCCTGACCGATTTTAATGTGTTTACTCACTAACAGTTTAATGACGTGCTGGTCAATGTAATTCAATTACATTTTGTAAAACACCCTCGTTTAGAGTGTGTTCTACATTGTGGTGTACACCACTGGATTACTATGTTATCGTAATAGTTTTCCATTTCTTGCTGCATTTCAGGCAAAATGCCAAAAGCGTCATAATATGATTTTCTGGCTTCATCACAAATATCTTCGATGTAATGTTCATTCATCCTTTTAGATAAATAATACATACCACCTTCTAGCTTAATTTGTTTGCCCTTTCTATTTCCTTTCAAATTATGCGCTTCTTTTATCATGCTACGGTAGTAGTTTTGTATCATTGGTATTCCGCCGGTCAGACTTAACCCTCCTTTGCCTATAGAATTCAAATAGTTTGAAAGTTCAATTTTGGCATTGATTGGTGTTAGACTTGTGGCATCCTTAGTTGTTGATGCTACGGGGTTTCTTACCATGCGATATTTTATACCGTCATAGACAGGTCTTGTTTGACAAAATTCTATATGTTCAATCTTGTATACTGGTTCTTCAACTGTCATTATTAACCCAAAGGATCCGAAGTATTTGGGTATCTCTCTCTGTATCTTTTCCAAGTATATTTGATCTACAAACAAGCCTGCATCATCTCCCATGTCTATTACTGCAAAGTCCGGTAATTTTAAATGATACGTACAAAAACAGTAGATTATTGTGGACATGATAACACAACCTGTCATGGCTGTGGTCATCTCCCCTGAACACAATCCACCTTCTATTTCGTATGTAATCTCACCGTCTTTTGCTTTACCTTTACAGGAATTGACTAATGTAAGTTTGTTCATCCACCTTACATCTGCTTTGTGTGCTTTATTGGGAAAACATTTTTCTATAACTTTGTGTAACACTTTAAGTAGCTCAGTATTGCAGCTTTGGTCAAAACGACTTGCATCTAGGCCTAAAAATACAACATTTGGTATGCGTCTCCATTTATTAACAATCTGGGTCGCTTGTTCTATTGCATTTAGTCCTTTTAATATGGTTCGTTCTTTAGGGTTGGCTTTGTTACTCTTACAGAACATCTGATCGATTGTTCTGTATACCCTATCTTCTATTGGCCTAATGTACACTCCATATGCTAAATTAAACTTCGGGGTCCTGGCTTGTACTACCCGTTGTATCATATGGTCGAATGGCTTTGAGGGTTTAATCGGTAATAACTCCTTCTTTCCAAAAGCAGCTATTTTACAATCTCTCTTAGTCATTCTGGGGTGGCGTTTGTATGCGGCATGGGCTTGTTCGTATCTAACACGTTTCTTTCCTACATATTTATCAATAAATTCAATAAATGTTATAGGTTTACTCTGTGGTAAATGTGGAAACAAATCCCGTTTTAATACGTTGTGAAGCATCTCTATATGTAACATACAGGGTTGATCTGGTGGCGACCAGATTCCATTCACTTTACGTAAGAAAAGCCGTTCATTAATCGCACGTTCTAAATTGTGGAGTGAGTTGTTGAAAACAATATATTTACTACCACCAGCATAGTTCTCAACAATTGTATACTGGTGGGGTTTTGCACTTTTCCTTCCCTGTAAAGGTGTAGTAACGATTGAAGTGCTTACGGGGGCAAGGTGCTTACTTGCATACACTCCACTACATCTTAATGGGCACCCTCACTGGACCACACGATCTTCACGATCGTGGTACCAGCGTTTCCACAAATTCGGATCTAAATAATAGACCAACTTGTGCTTGAAACTAGGGTTGCTCATCTCAAAATATCTATAAATAGCTTGTTCACTACATCCTATTCTATTGGCTGATATCTCATATTCATTTGGTATGAAAAACAATTCAATAGCTTCAGGCATATGTCTTATCATATCCTGTCGCCTTATGTCTTTCTCATTGGTCGTTCTTCTGTCAAACCAACTAATCAAATGATCATGTAAAATCATGCGATTTACCTTCGTGTTTTCCAACATACCATACTTACATTTAAGTATGTTATATAAATGATATGCCAACAGTGGTCCTCTGCGTCGTGTTTTAATTATGCTTTCCTTTTGTTCTTCTTCTCTTCGGAATGCTTCTATTTCACGTTCATAAAGCAGTGTGTTCCATCCTGTTTTTATATCGTCAAGCTGTTTGATGCTTGTAACAACACGTGTGGGTAAACTAGCAAGATAATCATCAAATGTGTTTATCTCGTAAACAATTTGTTCCAATGGTTCATATTCTTGCTGTTTTCCAATCAATAAATAGGTTTCATCTTCTTTAAGATATTCCTCTACATCTTGTCCTCCCTCTGAATCCCTCAATTCATCGTCGCGGTCATCTATTGCAACGGTATCACGTTTTGGCGTTGGATATTCGCCAGTCCCTAAATAGACTATATTTTTAATCACTTTTGATGTGTTTTTCATAACTTCGGTCGTAGCCATCGTTAGAGCGGTAATCAGTAAAGTTTTAATCATAGTTGTAAATAGCGTAGGTAGGGGGGGGGGGTTTGGGTAGGTTATCCTCACACCCATGAGCGACATGTAACGTATATCTTCCACGGAATTAGTTTTATTTCATATTCTGAACGACATGTAACGTATATCTCACACGGTGTATCTCTCTTTCATACACTGGGTAGTTCTCTACCAACGAGAATTATA